TATGCCCTAAAGAGACCTACTTGGGAGATCAACCCTACAAGAAAGATTGAAGACTTCAAGATTGAGTTCTATCGCAATGCCGAAGATGCTCTATCAAGATTTGCTTGCATGCCACCAGAGGCAGTTGATGCCTTCTTCAAGTCTAGAGAAAAGGTTGAGGGTGCATTCAATAATCCCAACCTAGCAGTAGACAATGCAGGTAGATTCGCTGACTGGTTCAATCCACTTCCAGACAAAGAATACTTCCTCCACATCGACCTTGCCCAGAAGCACGACCACTGTGCTGTTGCTATGGCTCACGTAGACAAGTGGGTCAATCTAAAGGTTGGTAATGAGTATGCACAGACTGCTCCAGTTGTAGTAGTAGATGCAGTAAGATTCTGGACTCCAACCGCTTCTAAAAGCGTTGACTTCACAGAAGTTAAAGATTATATCGTTTCTCTAAAACAGAGAGGGTTCAATCTAAAGCTTACTACATTCGATAGATGGAACTCCCATGACATGATGCAACAACTTAAGGGCTATGGCATTAATACAGAGTTGCTATCGGTTGCTAAAAAACATTACGAAGACTTTGCGTTGATACTTGCAGAAGAGCGAGTTAAGGGACCAGCAATACAATTACTTATAGATGAAATGCTACAGCTTCGTATTATGAGAGACAAAGTAGATCACCCTAGAAAGGGATCTAAAGACTTAGCTGATGCTGTTTGTGGCGCTATCTATAATTCAATGTATCATTCTAAGCGTTCAGAAAATAAAGAAGTAGAGATTCATACTTTTAGAGAGTTGCAAAGAGATAACTATTTAGAAGAAATGGAAAAACAACAAAAAGAAAATAACGTGGTCAGACCACCACGTAAAATGCCTGCCGATCTAGCAGATGCGCTTGAAGGCATGGGCATAATCTAAAACAGGTTTAGCACTCATTTCTTGATATAATTGGTTAGTCAGACATTTCTGACCCAAGGAGATGAGGAAATTAATAAAATACTAATCAAAACAGGCCTAATGGGTCTATTTGTGTTCCTTTGGTTAATATTTTCTCCTACTAGTCAGGCTATAGCCGAAGAGACTACTGTTCAGGTTACACCTGCCCCGTCCAATACAGACACAGCAACCGTCACAACTGTGACTATCGCTACCGTAGAGACAAAGATCGAGACAGCTCAAACCACATTAACTACTACAGCTGAAACTCAGGCAACTGCAATAACTACAACAATTCAGGCAAACGTTCCAAATACTACAACTGAGCAAGCAGCTACAATTGCTACTACTCAGGAGCCAATTGCTACTGCCGTAGCAGAGGCTACAGTAAAGGTCCAGGAAGCTACAACAGCAATACAGTCCGCAGAGACAGCAGTACAGATTGCAACAACAGCGGTGGCAGCTGTTGAATCACAAACGGCAGTGGTTACCCAAGCAACAACAAATCTTAATACAGCTCAAGAAAACTTGAATACAGTTACAGCGCAGGTAGAATCTCAGACCGCAGTGGTTGCTACGGATACCGCAAATGTAGCGACAGCTCAAGCTGCAGTTAATGCACAGACTACTGTTGTAAATACAGAGACTTCAGAACTAACAGCTCTTCAAAATACTCCGTCAGACTCTAAAACATATACTACTGAAGGGTACGTAGCCCCCATTGCACCAGAAACGCCAACAGTTACTACAACCACTCTTCCAGAAATGTACGACGGCTTTACAAAAATTAACACTCCATTCGATATTAAAATGGGAAATACAGTTTATGAAGGACAGGGATCAGCAAGCCAGATCTATGTATCATCTAAAGCAACTATCACCTTTGGATCAGGAGATGTAAACTGGTGGGACTTCCCAGCAGGTGCACATATTTCAGTATTTGGTAGCGATTTTCAAAGCGCAGGTCCTAACGCTGGAATTGTAGTAACAACTACAGAGACAACACTGGCTGTAGATTGGGACCTACATTTGTTTGGTAATCCAGGTAGCCCAATTACAAATGTTAACTGGACTATGACCGTAAACCCTACAACTGGAGAATGGACAGGTGTTGGTACAGTTGCTGGAAATACAACTAATTTGTATAACGGGCCACGTATTGGCGTTAGAGAAACTGCTGGAGAAGCAGTAAAGCCAATGACAAATGTAACTAATTCAGAATTAACTTCTCAAATTCAAGCACAAACAACTGTAGTTGCTACAGAAACTGCAGAACTAACTACCTTGGTACAAGAAAAGAATGCAGCGGTAGCGGTGCTTGAAGCAGACACTGCAACATTAAATACATTACAGACACAAAAAGCAACTGCCGAAACAGTTGTAGCTGATAAAACAGAAATCAAAGCAACAGAGGTAGCAACACTAACTCAGATTACAGAGACTGCCACTGCAACAGTTCAAGCAGCAGATGCCCTTGCAAATACTGCAAATACAAAAGTAAATGAAGCAGTAACTGCAATGACAAACGCCGCTCAAGTTACTACAAATTATTATGCAGAGCAGCAAGCGGCAGCACAAGCTGCAGCAGCAGCGTCAGCAGCGGCATCACAAGCAGCAGCAGAAGCGGCAGCAGCACAAGCTGCACAAGAAGCCGCAGCAGCGGAAGCAAGAGCAGCTCAAGCAGAAGCACAAGCAAAAGCAGCCGCTGAAGCAGCGGCTAAAGCAGAAGCAGAAGCTAAGGCAGCTGCAGAAGCTGCAGTAAAAGCAGAAGCAGAAGCAAAAGCAGCCGCTGAAGCAGCGGCTAAAGCAGAAGCAGATAGAGTCGCTGCTGAAGAGGCAGCAGCTAAAGCAGAAGCAGATCGTATAGCAGCAGAAGAAGCTGCAGCAAAAGCTGAACAAGAAGCTAAAGAACAAGCAGAGGCGGAAGCAAAAGCAGAAGCTGAAAGATTAGAAGCAGAGGCAGAGGCTGCAAGACAAGCAGAAGAGAATGCAAAGGCTGAAGCAGAAGCAAAAGCTCAAGAAGAAGCAAACGCTAAAGCAGAGGCGGAAGCCAAGCAAGCAGAAGCAGACAAATTAAAGGCAGAGGCGGAAGCAAAAGAAGCCGAAAAAGAAGCGCTTGATAAGGCTATAGAAGATGCTAAAGCGGGTAAAGAATTAACTGAAGAGCAAAAGGATGCGGTAGTTGCTACCTTGATTGAAGATTTAAAGCCAGGACAAGCGGTAAGTTCTGCAGACATAAAGGCATCTGGAATTGAATATAAAGATCTTCCAGCAACAACACCAGTAGATGTTAGAACAGATGAAAATGGAAATGCAGTTGTTATTACAGCAGAAGTAGCAGCACAGGTAGAACTATTACAAAACCCAGCAGCTTTGCTTGAAGAAGCGTTGACTAATCCAGCTGCTGCATTTGCTGCTTTAGGAGCAATTGGTGCAGATATGTCAGATGAAGAAAGAGAAGAAGCAACCGATATGGTTGTTGCCACAGTAGTTGCAGCAGGAGCTGCAATTAACGCAGCAGGAGTTGCTGCTGGAGGTGCTACAGGTGGTGGCACAGGAGGCGGAGGAAGTTCTGGTGGAGGCGGAGGAGCCAATTCACCAGGTTCAAGAGGAGGAAGAAGATGGTAAGAATAATAAAAAATATCCTAAAAGATATGGTAGACCAAGCATGGACCCTTCTCGGTATGTTTATCGCTTGGGTTGTTTTGGACGGAAGTGCAAAAACAATAGTAGGTTATGGAATCATAGCTACTACTGCTCTATGGATATTAACTAGTCCTATTAGAAATAAAGATAGCGACTGATGGCTAAAAAGAAAGCAACTGCATTTAACCCAGTGCAGATTAAAGATGGGTGGATTGTCCGTCTGTATAAAGACGGAAGGATAAAGGCACGTATTGAAAGATACTATCCTAATCATCCTAAGAAAGGAGACAAATAATGGCAAAGAAGAAAGACATTGACATTACCGTAACTGATCCTGAAACAGGCGAAGAGGTAATTGGATCAACCGCTGTTACAAATATCTGGAACATTCTTATGAGAATTGTTGCAGTATTCGCAGCTTCTGGTCTATCTGTTATAGGTGCTGGTTCCCTTGTTGGAATTGATACTATGAAGGCTGTAATTTTGGCAGGAACTCTTGGAGTCGCTACAGTAGTAGAAAGACTTGCTAGAGCATTCCTCGATGATGGAAAACTATCATCATCTGAAATTAATGCAGCATTTTCTAAAATAGATAAGAACGCACAATAGTAGACAAAGGTGGTAAATCCCAGATATACTAATATCTGGGGGCAATAGCTCAGTTGGTTAGAGCCCTGAACTCATAATTCAGTCGTCGTAGGTTCGAGTCCTACTTGCCCCACAAGGTCGTATATACGTCTTAGGATGCTATAGTTACGAATACACCCTAGCTCGGTTATGAGTTCGGATGAAGATGGAAGTTCAGCTACGTCATGTGCTAATGGAAATCGCAAGTAATTCATTTAATTTAGATCTAACATATACGGATCCTATATTAGCACAACAGATTATAACTAATCTGGAAGTCATTTTAAATGATATGTTAGATGAAGCGGTTTCAGAATCGTTTTCATATAATATCGATGAAGAGCTAAATAAACTGTTAGAGGAAGGTAAATAATGCCTAAAGGTAGATATACAATTGGTGGTAAGGGCACTCATGGTTGCAAGGGGTATCCAGTAGTTGGGGATACAGGTAAAGTACACGGATGTCATACAACTAGAGATGCAGCACAAAATCAGCAAGCAGCTATTTATGCATCGAATGCAGCAGAAGAAAGCAAGTCTATGGATGAAAATGATCCTAGAATTGGAGAAGATCATGACTGTGAAGAATGTCGTGACGCAATGAATAAGTCAATGAATTCAGACCCAGGATTAATGGGAGAAGAAAGAGAAGCAGTCTTGGAAGATAATGAGAGCCCTCTTGGTTGGAGTGGTATGTTTAGTCCAGTAATGACAAAAGCATCTAAGCCAAACTATGGAAACATTATTAAGCCTAGAAAAGGGTCTCCCTCAAATAAAGATCTTTATGCTAAAATAATTGCAGAAGCAAAGCGTAAATTTGATGTATATCCATCAGCGGTAGCAAATGCCTGGGTATATAAGCGTCGTGGTGGAAAGTATTCATCTAATTAATAATTAAAAAGACTTGCCAATTGCTATATCTCTTTGGTATAGTTATATTGTCACGTTTGGTGGTCCATAGCTCAGTAGGTAGAGCGCAGAGCTGTTAACTCTGATGTCCCAGGATCGAAGCCTGGTGGACCAGCGGTATATCCGAAAGGATATTTCCACAAATCTATATAGAGAAAAGGAAATAAAAAACAGATATGAAGAAAATATCACTTATCGTAGCAGCAGTACTTGCGGCTACAACACTTGCTACATCAGCTAACGCTGCACCCCTAGTGGTGACAGTTGCTGGTTCAGCAAATTCAACAACGGCTACGGCGCCAGCAACAGCAAATGTTCCAGCAGATAACTCTGTTGATGCAGCAGATGCAGTCGCACTTGTCGCTACAGCCGACACAGCAACAGTAGTTTCTTTTGTTGCAGCAGGTGGAGTTAAGCTTGTAACCGCTTTGGCTACAGCTTCAGCACCAGTAACTGCAGCAGCGGGAACAACATCATATTCAGTAACTTCAGCAGGAACAGCAGTTACAGTCTATGCATTCACAACAGGAACAGCAACAGGATCAGTAACCATCACAAATGGTGCTTATTCAACAGTTGTTTATGTTAAGGGTATCGCAGGAGCAGCATATAACGTTGGCGTGAGTGTCCCGTCAACTACAGCAGTTGGAACAATTCCATCTGTTTCAGTTAACATTACTGACGTATTCGGCAACGCAGTTGGCGGAGAAACAGTAACTGCTACTCTCGTAGGTGCTACATGGGCAGATTTGTCTATCTCAAAGTCAATCGTTACATCTACTGCAGCGCAGGTTACAGCAGACTCAACACTGACATTGGGTGCTAAGGCAGAAAAGCTTGCTCCAGCAGTTGCAGGAACAGTAACAGTCGCAGTAACAGGTGCTTCATCTGCTACAGCAGTTACAGGTCTAGCAGCGCCAGTTAAGTCAGCAGTTGCAACATTTGCAGTAACTGATCTTAATGGAACAATCACTGCTCTAAATGCACAGGTTACTTCTCTTACAGCACAATTAGCAGCAGCAAACACTGCTCTAGCAGCAGAGAAGGCTGGTCGTGCAAACGATTCAGCAACTGCAACAACTGCAGCAGCAACAGCAAAGGCAGCATCTGACCTAGCACTAGCAACCGCTAAGGCAGCATACAAGGCTCAGTACAACGCACTTGCTAAGAAGTGGAACCTTAAGAATCCAAAAGCTAAGGTAGCACTTATCAAGTAGTATTACTACAACACCTGAGCATGTGTATAAAATGCTTTTAAGATCTCATAGCTTAGTTGGTTAAAGCGCCACCCTGTCACGGTGGAGATCACGAGTTCAAGTCTCGTTGGGGTCGCTGGGAGGGTCAAGAGTTCCACCACACACCGCTCTTGACTTTCCCTTCTTTTATACTTATACTTAATATAACTACTAGAGAAAGCATAGTAATGCAAGAGATTAAGTTAACTACAGAGCAAGCCAAGGCTCTAGAAACATTCGTAGAAGATCATATGATGGGATGCTCTATGCATCTATATGATGAAGAAGATGTCCGTGAAGGATTTGAACCATACGGAGTATATGATGGTTGTGCAACATGCGACTCAAGAGAAAACCTAATGGCCACATTTGATTGGCTAAGATCCAATAACCTAGTAGACATCTTTGTCGAATAACTTTCGCCCTCGTAGCTCAGAGGACAGAGCATTCGGTTTCTACCCGACTGGCCGCAGGTTCGACTCCTGCCGAGGGCACAGAAAGGATTTACATGTCAGAAGAATTAAGTAATGAAGAAGAGAACGAGATATTCGAATATCTTTTAGAGGTTGGAGCCTTAGAAATTGACGGGGTTGCCAGCGATGGAGAGATCATGTTTAAGGTTAATACTGAGAAGATGAAGGAATACTGCCCAGATATGCTTGAAGTAATGCACGAAGACCTAGAGTCCTCATTGCTTGGCCTTTATGAGCAGGGTCTAGTAGAAATGCAGTATAACGAGAACCTAGAGGCTATATTTAATATCAGTCCAGAGGGGGAAGAAGCTCTATTAAAGATGGGCTTTTACAACCTAGACGGACTCGAAGAAAAGTGATATAATTATATGCAAGAGTGTATGAGGTGCGGGGACACGGAGTTCCTTATCCAGTATTCAACTTTCATGGATGGCAGACCTATTCTGCTATGCCTGATTCATACACCAATTCAACATCTTGAAAAAGGAGAATATAAATGGCTGAAGGATACTCGCCCACAGATGGAATGAAGTCTGCTGCAAGACGTGCTCTTGCATGGAAAAAAGAAGGTAAGCGTGGAGGAACCATAATTGGTTTAACTCGTGCAAACCAGATTGTGAGTGGCGAATCTCTTAGCGAAAGCACAGTAATGCGTATGTATTCTTTCTTTTCTCGACATGAAGTAGATAAGAAAGCCACTGGATTTAGTTCTGGTGAAGAAGGATTCCCAAGCCCTGGGCGTGTAGCCTGGGATCTATGGGGCGGAGATGCAGGATTTTCCTGGTCTCGTCAAAAAGCAGCATCGATTAAGAATAAGAGGATGAGTAAGATGAGTACTTCAATTTGGGACGGATCTTTCCTTGGAACATTAGGAAAGGAACAAGCAAGAGCTGCTAACGCAGAGGTTGCGCTTGATTTAGAAGAAGAAAAAGATGAACCACTAGAGCCAGTAGTTGTAGAAACTCCTGCTCCAGTAGTAGAAACACCTGCACCTGTTGTAGAGGCTCCAGCACCTGTTGTTGAGACACCTGCACCAGTAGTAGAAACACCTGTAGAAACGCCTGTACAGGCACCTGCAGAGGCTGTAGCAGAAGCTCCAGCACCAGTAGCGGAAACACCAGCAGAGCCAGTTGCAGAAGCTGCAGCACCTGTTGAAGATGCACCTGCTACTACAGAGCCAACCGCTTAAGGTATAAGATGAAATTGTGGGTAACTGGATCCCAGGATTGGGATGATCCAATGGTCATTGCCAGAATGATTACACTTCTCATTCAAGAGATGGATAAAGAAGATAAAGATATCACCTTTATTCATTTAGATAGAGAAGGTGCAGAGCAATTAGCTGGATCATACTTTGCTAAAACAAAGACATTCCTATCTGGAAAAGGGTTTAAAGTTTCTGAATTTATTCCCGCTAAGAGTTCAGACTTTGATGAGAGAATCAGAAAAGCCCTGGACCAGTCACCTAACATCTTAGTTGTATTCAATAAGGGTCGGGACTTTAAAACAGCCAAGATCCGTGAGACAGCACAGAAGAATAATATACCTGTTCTAGAGCATAAAAACTCTTGACAATTACTGTATACTTTTGGTATCATTATATATAATATGAGGAAAATATTAAAAGATATATTGGTTGAGCTAAGTGTTATTAGCAGAACGCTAGATGTTATTGCCAATATTATGCTAAATAAAGAAAAACAAGAAAGATCTAAGCTAGAGAAATCCTCTAGTTTTAAGAAGTTATCTTAGGAGACTGATGTCTGACTTTAAGTTTACAATGATGGATCTGCCAAAGGCTGAATCATTTGTATCAAAAACCCCTAACTCGTGGTGGGAAAACTACGATCTAATTATTTGGACATACAATCCAAGCGGTTGGTCCAAGAAAAATGGAAAATTTCATAATGGTCAATGGGGTACTGCTAAGCGTGTTGTTGTAAACAACAGCGGCTTATGGAAGGTACCTTCTAGTGTCCGAAATACTAGATAAACTAGGGTTAGATAAAAATAGCTTTAGGTGGCAGGATCTTGCAGCTTGCAATGGTATGCCAACAGATTATTTTTTTGATAAGTATGAAGAAGATGGTGTGCATGCACAGACAATCGACTCTATGTGCTTATCATGTCCAGTAATTAAATTCTGCCACAAGGCGGGAATAGATGGTAGCGAGGTTGGTGTATGGGGAGGAATCTACTTAACTAATGGTAAGGTAGATCGATCTAGAAACATGCATAAATCTCAAGAAGATTGGCGACTAATGTTGGAGACTCTTGGTGTCTACAAAGCTATATAGCACCCAGATAGCTCAGGCTATTAAGTCAATCAAATCACCATATCCGAATCTAAAGGTTTCTGTTGTAGAACGTCCAGGTATGCTCAGTTTAAGAGTATATGAGGAGAATATAGCAGAATTTAGTGATATGCAGCACATATCAATAATGGAATATCTAAACATGCTACGTAAAATCGTAGAATCTTTTGGAGTTCCATGCGACCTAGAAGGGCTGGCGGGGAAATGAGTAGTGGAGATAAGATCTGGATACACTCTGAAAAGGTTTATGGGGAAGTTCTCACATACGGAGCCCATGTATCTATGGTAAGATATATAAAGGATAAAACAGTTTTTGAGACATATCTTGAGAACGAAGAGTTTGATATAGTCGAAGAAATTAAATACCCAGAATTCTGGGAAGAGGAGAACTAAGTGCTTTGTTACTCTTGTGGTAAACAAAAACATAGACTGACACCAGTCAAGTCTAATCTATTTGATATTAACTTAATTATGTGTGATGCCTGTATTGAAGGAAAGTTTGAGCCACGCTGGTCAATTATTCTAGCAGGTCGTCAATTTGGATCTGAAAAGGTAAGAGATTATATAGTTAAACGTAGATATCACGGTAAAGATATTACAGCCAACGAAATTATTATTTAGAAAGATTACTACTGATCTTATGGATTTCTTTACGAAGCTTAACATTCTCAGCAAGAAGCTTCTCGTTTTGAACCTGAAGCTCAGAGATCTGAACCTGCAGCCGAACATTTTCATCAACAAGCTTATCAATCTCACACTTTAGGAGTTCATTAGTGTCCTTGATATCATCCATAGCAATCTTTAGTTCACCCATTACACGAAGAAGTGTCTCTACAGATGTACTAGCAGCCTCAGAAATTACCTCAGTAACCTCAGCCTTTCGCTTAGGCTTAGCCAAAACCCATGTTAGGAAGATACCAATTAAGCCTATTAAGCCTGTAATGGTTGCGTCATTTGACAATATTATCTCTCCCTATTTAGTTATACCTAATTATAGCAAGATTATTGACCTGAACCCAAAAATAGGGTATTATTGTATGAGACAACGAAAGGCTTCAAAATGACTTGTATAGT